ATGCCCCAAACGATTACCGACAAACTCGTGCGGACTGGTCGCCCGGACCCGAACCGCCGACTCTATTACTTTGATTCAGTTCAACGCGGCCTTGTGCTTGTGGTCGAGCCGACCGGCCACAAGAGTTTTAAGTATTACTATCGGCATGCGGGCAAAGCACGCTGGTTCACCATCGCCGCCGCCAACGAGATCAGCTTGAAGGCCGCGCGCGAGTTTGCGGCGGAATTGGCCTTGCGCCATCTGAAGGGCGAGGACGTCCAGGCGACCAAGAAGGCCGCGCGCCAGCAAGCTGCGCCTGCCACCGTGCATGACATTTGGTGTGCCTTCGAGAAAGCGAACCCGAGCCGGGTCAAGCCAACGTCGATGGCGACCTATCGCAAATTGTACACAAAACATATTCGCCCGAGCTTGGGCGAGCGCGTGGCCGGCGAACTCAAGGTGAGTGACTGGCAGGCGTGGGCCGATGCGCTGGCAACACATCGGCCCGGCAGCATCGGCCCTGCCCTCGCGCTGGCGAGCGCACTCATGGGATACGCGGCACGCCGCGACGGCTACGGCGTGGCGCGTAATCCCATTCGTGATGTCAAGGTCAAACGAGCGCCCGCAAAGACAAAAACGCCGCTAACGCATGATGAACTCCGGCGCTTGTGGCGCGCCCTGCCGCAGGCAGGCGAGATAGACGCCGCGATGGTACTGTTCGCACTGCTGACCGGCCAGCGGCATGATGAGATCCGGAGTTTGCGGTGGGAACATTTGAGCAACGACTTTTCCTGGTGGACGCAGCCCAAAAACAAGGACTCAAAAGTCCACACAGTCTTCTTGGCGATGCCGTTAAGGGAAGCCCTTGAGCACCTGCCCCGGCGAACCGATGGCGCCGTTTTTGGACGAGCTACGAGCCGCCAGGCGATCAATCGGCTAAGAGAAGCAGCGGACATTCCCCGCCTGACGATGCACTTGTTAAGACACACAGTCGCGACTGAAATGTCGCGCCTTGGCGTGCCGGATACGCATATTAGCAAAATCTTAAATCACGCAGAAGGAGGCATCACCGCGACGTATCGGCACCACGCCTTTAATCAGGAGAAAAAACTCGCGTTGGAGAGTTGGGCCGACGAACTGTGGCGAATTATTGGCATTTAGCCTTTCAGTCTTTTCCAGCCTTGTACAATCCGCGCTGGTACATTATACTAATGTATATAGTGAAAGTGATATTTTAAGTCTTTTTACGGAGAAGTTCATGCACCTCGATTCCACGACGGCTTGGAAACTAAAGCAGCGGCAGGGACTCTTAAATAGCGACGAGGTCCAGGCGCTGACTGGTCTGTCCTACAGCTCCCTCTACAAGATGGCGAAAGCCGACAAGTTCCCTTCGCCACGGCGCCTCGGGCCGACGCGGAATGCGTGGCGCGCCGCCGAGATCGCCGCCTGGCTGGAGGGCGAACGATGAAAGTTCTCCTCGCCTTCCACCAAATGCAGGAGTGGGCGGGCATCATCGCGCACGCGGAGGACCTCGCCGCCGGCCTCCAAGAACTCGGCCACGACGTGGACGCGCTTTGTGCGTGGCGAAAAAACCCCACGCAAGAGAGCCGCAAGCCCGCCTGCGGCCCCGGTCATCTTGGCATGCGATTTGACGGTGGCGGCTACCGCTGGAATGACCGCCGGATTCACGCGCTCAATCCGGCCGAGTGGCATGCTGCGGTACGCGGCTATGACCTGATCATCTGGTGTTGCGCGGTGCCGCCCAAGGCTGGCGTCGGCTCGACCGATCCTGGGCCGTGGCCTTGGCGGGACCTTTATGACGTTGAGGTGCCGCAGATCGCGGTCATCCACGACGGCAGCACGACACGCTATCGCGCGTGGTTCATGGACGTGGCCGACAAGTTCCGAGTCGCGGTCTGCGTCCATCCTTGCGGGATGAACGATTTGTCGGCCCTAACACTCCCACGTGTATTCATCCCCAATCCACTACCGCCGCGCGTGCCGGACGACATCTTCTATAACGAGCGCCAGCCCGGTTATCTGTCGCATCAATCCTGGCGTCCAGAAAAGCGCATCTACGACCTCGTGCGCGCGGCCCGTCACATCTCGCCGCAGGTGCGGCAGGTGATCGCCGGCGACGGCAGCGAGCGAAGGTATGCGTTTTCCAAGGCGAAAACACCGCGACACTGGCGAGCCGACAGTCAGCGCCTGGTGGACGTCGTGCCGCACGTCGAATTGCCGGGCTGGATTTCCCCGGAGGAACGCGACCGGCTGCTGACAACGTTGACAGCGCAAGTCGATCCCGCCTGGGGGCCGATGCGGCGGGCGCCCGGCGGGCAGTTCAATCGCGCCACCTTGGAGGGGATGAGGTGTGGCGCGATCCCCGTCGGGCATGTGCGCGCCCTTGGCGACGAGTTTTTGGTGCCGGGCGAGCACTATGTGCCGCTACCGCAGCCGAAGCACGACGGGTTTTTTGCAGTGCCGAGCAACGATCCGCGCGACATCAAGACGGAAGACTATGCCGCGACAGTTGAGGCGGCAGCGGGAATGTCCGCCAAAGATGCGCAGGCGATGCGGCAGAACGTCGCCAAGTTGTTGAACTATTTTGACCGACAATGGGTAGCGGAGCAATACATCAACGCGGCGCGGGGACACCGAGCCGGTATCAACCTGTAGGAGCGAAAGATGATTGAATACGAAAACGCGCAAGAAGCTGCCGCCAAGCTGGCGGGCGAAATTGAGGCGATCTGGGCCGATGACGATAAGGCTGCGGAGTGCGGCCACGCCGACCAGATCGCAACCTTGCTTGACTCCGCCATCCCCAAGGGCATTGATCCGCTCATGCGGCTCAAAATACTCGTGGAGCTGGCGCTCTGCTGGCAAGTCGAAGATGTCCTCGACGAGGATGCTGTCGATGCCAAAGTCACGACGGCAACTTTTGTGCGCCAAGCCCACAAGCTCGACGAACAATTGAGCAAGACGAAGTAGCGTTTTAAAACAAAACCGCCCGGCGAGCAAAAATCGCCGGGCGGCTGGAGGTGGTCTATATCAGAAGGGAAGTATTCTCATGTTAAATCAAGTTCTTGAAGATTACAAGTATTGCACGGCTTCTCAGCTCGCGGAAGAGCTCGGCGGAAGCGAGGGTAGAAACGTGTGCTGCCCTGGCCACGACGATTCAACGCCGAGCCTGTCGATCGCGGAAGGTGATGACGGGAAGGTACTCCTTTATTGTCATGCGGGCTGCACCTATCAGGCAATTCGCGATGCACTTCAACAGCGCGGTTTAGTTCCGACTGATAATCCACAACCGGAAGCAGAAGCGCAGGATCCCAAAGAACTTCCGCATCAAAAGCGCCGCTTGGCGATCAGCACGTACCTTAAAGGCAAGCCGGGCACCGGGACTGTCGTTGAAGACTATCTTCGCTCTCGCAATATCAACTTGCCGGTCCCTGCGCACGCGCGGCTGCTGCCTGCGGGAACTTTGAATCAAAACGTACTGTTCAAGAACCTCCCGGCGATGATGTTTCCCTTGTCCTATAGCGACGGTCAGGGAGTCGCTGGCGTTCATGTCACGTTTCTTCACGAAAGCCCGCTAAAACGTCACGACCGCATGATGTGCGGCCCAGTGAAGGGCGGTGTAGTCCGCCTCGGTGACCAAGCTGGTGCGAAGCTCTGCATTGCAGAAGGGATCGAGACGGCGATGTCGGTCGCGCAACTTACAGGCTTGGCGACTTGGGCGGCATGTTCGGCTTGGAATTTGGACGCGCTGGCGATCCCCGCCGACTATCGCGAGATCATCGTCTGCGCAGACCACGACGACGCCGGGCTTCAGGGCGCGCGTAAACTGGCGCAAAGAGCCGCGCGAGAAGGGAAGCTGGTGCGGCTGGCGGTGCCAGAGAAGGAAGGTGACGACTGGAACGATGTGCTGCGCCGCACAACGGACCCGACGACAACGCGCGACATCATTTTGAATGCAGACTTCGTCGATCCACCCCTCCGGCGCGCGATTCCCGTTAGCGAATTCATCGCGATGGATATTCCGCCGCGAAAGGTGTTGCTTGAGCCATGGCTGCCGGAGCAGGGACTGGCGATGATCCACGCCGAGCGCGGCATCGGCAAGACCTTCCTGGCGCTCGGTGTGAGCTTCGCGCTCGCCCTGGGTCAAGATTTCCTCGGCTGGCAGGTGCCCACGGCGCGTGGCGTGCTGTACCTGGACGGCGAAATGCCCGCCAGCGAGCTTCAAAAGCGGACCAAGAGTTTCTGCGCATTTTTCGGCACAAAAGGACTAAGCAATCTCCTTCTCCTTGGACACGAAAACCTTCGTCCAGGGGAGCGGATGCCGGACATCACGACGGAGGAAGGGCAAGCATTGCTTGAGGAAGAGGTGGCTTTGCTTGAGCAAGACGTGGGCGATGCGTCGCTCATCGTCATCGACAACATCTCCACCCTTTGCCGCACCGGTGTCGAGAACGAGGCGGAAGGCTGGCAAGCCATGCAGGACTGGGCGATCCGGCAACGGCAGGACGGGCGCAGCGTCCTGTTCGTTCACCACTCCGGCAAGGCGGGACGGCAACGCGGCACCAGCAAGCGCGAGGACATCTTGGATACCGTGATCAACCTGCGTCGCCCGGCCGAAGTCACCGCCGAAGATGGCGCAGAGTTCGAGATCGTGTACGAAAAAGCGCGAGGCTTCTTCGGCGGTGATGCGCAAACGTTTCGGGTCCGGATGGAGAGCGATTCGCAGGGCAAGATGAACTGGCGTCGGCTCGCGGACAACAAGATCGCCTACGTCGCTGCCGCGCTCAACAGTGGCGAAACCGTCAGCCAGATCGCCAAGGCACTCGGTTGTTCACGGCCGACCGTTTACAAGTATAAGGAAATGGCGAAGGAGGAAGGCCTCCTTGAGCAGGCGTAAAAAGTGTAAAGCGTGTCGATCAGTGTAAACCCCCCTCTTTACACCTGTAAAACGACCGCAACCCCGCAGAAAACTGCGCAAAATAGAGTGAGTGTAAACGGTGTAAACCCCCCTACACACAGGCGTGTTTACACGCCTATGTGTGTGTAGGGGGAGCGGTATTACACTTCTTCCATATTTAACATATTTAACGTGTAAACCGGTTTACACTCACTCTTGAGTATTTAACGTGATTGATTGCGGTGAACCTGATTCAAGTATATTATGGGTAGGCAACGAGGAGGAGTCTTTAACGATGTCAGCCGTGTCAGCCGCCAAAGCTTTTGAAGCCCGCTATCCACAACTCTTTGAGTTTGAGGACCGAGGCCAGGATTTCTTTTCTACTCGCGTTGTCAACGCCAAGAACCTGCCTCCTTCTATACCGCTCCCGGCTTTGCTGCGTGAGGGAGTCTATCTTGGCATTTACGTGCCGCAAGAGATCGCTGGCGTCGATGAGGTTTGGGTTTTAAACATTGCGGCGATGAACTATCTCCGCGAGCTGGGTTACGATGGCGAAATCAACGTAATCGGTAGGCCAGTAGTATGGAATCTGGCGTAATGTTTCGTTGTGATACTCTTCGCGCTTGTTTGTTTTAACTGCCGATACTTCGCCAGCATTCGCCCGCGCCGCCCGCGCCGCCCTGCCCTACCGGCAAGCCGGCGCCGCCCGCACACGAACAGCACACCGGCTTGCAGGGTCAATTTTAGGGCTGACGTAGCACCGCGTGCTCGCCGACAAGTTTTAGCCTGTATGTTGCAGGCGCCCTGGCGCGTGCTACCCTATGCGCCTGCGGCAATGGCTTGAGGTCGCGTTTGTTCGACGGCGCGGCCAAGCGTGTTCGCGCGTTTGGCGGTTTTCTGTGGGTTTCATCCATGCATGGAAGTAGACATACAGATAGACATACACAACTCAGACACGTATTGTGCCACGCAACTCTTGCCTCAGATCACGCATTCGGAATGCGCCTTTCGTTTCCAAACCTGATAGTTGCGCACCAAAAGGCTACAACCGCAAAGTGAACATAAACCGCATATAAAGCCTTATGCGCGCGTTCTGGCGCGTTAACGTGTTGTAATCCCTACATTTTCTGGCTGAAGCCGTAACACGGCGCCACAACGCGCCGGTGTGTACAGCATCTAGTATCGCTTCCCGAATGCCAGCGCGCCGCTGTGGTTCTGGGAATTGTACAGGACTCGGGGGGCGCATGGGAGCCCGATACACCTGAGAGGTGTGGGAGTCGTGTTGGACAATACATATTCTCGCTCAAAACAACATGACCGAATCCCGACAATCAAATTTTCATGCAGTGGCAGATTTAAATGGTCGCAGTATTGCCACCTTTCTGTCTCAATTCCGCATTGACTCTTGTTCGTATTGGACTATATTACAGTCGAGGAATTGAGGAGACAATCATGGCGGTGAATTGGAAACCGAGACACAGCAACCTCGTTAACCCGTACAATGCTATTTATGATGGTTATCGTTACCTTCTTCAGCAATGGCTTTATAAGTTCGCCCGCACCGAGTCTCAAAAGCAGCCGCCAGGACAGCGGAATAACATGAAGGCGCGGATCGTCGCAGTCCGGGATGAAATAGAGCAACTGAAGGACGACAAGGTCTGGACCGATTTCGTAGACAAATTGTGGAAGATTATAGACGACGAATATCGGCAGGCGGAGCAGGGACAAGACGGTGTCGTGCATTCAAATAAGGCTTGGGAAAAAGCACTTGGCGTACTCCGCTACCATATTCGCAGCGAAAAAGAGTTAGATGTGAAAGATGTATTACGACGGATGACGAAGGCAGTTGATCGCGTGCTTCAAGAGCGAATTATATCGAAGTTTTAGCGCAAAAAAAAACGCCCCCCGCTTGAGAGGGAAGCGAAAACTCAAGCGAGGGGCGATAGAAAGGAGATTTATGCGATCAAGTGTAGAAACATTATAACATCAATTATTGAACAAGCAACCGATCCTTGACAACCCTCTTCAATTTGGCGGATACTTCATTTGCCACGCGCTCTACATCAATATCATTTGAGTCACCGGCTGGCACTTCCAAATCCTGCGCTTGCCGCAAGAACACGTCGCCCGCGTCGCCCAGGCTCGGCAATCCAGCCGCCGCGCGCCACTCGTTCACCGTCACCGCGCCGCGTTGCGACTTCATCACGGCAAGCTGGTGCTCGCGATCCTCGACAACCGGCGACTCAAAATCCAGCAGGATTCGTTCATCAAACATCGGCACAAGCTGTCGTTGCAAGGTCTTGCGCATCGCCTCTACGCGCGGCTGGATGATATTGCGTTGCCAGAACTCCTGCGCCTGCACGATGGTGCTGCGGTTTGAGTTCTCCAGCAAGCCCATGACTTCCGGCGGAATCTGGAATACTTGAAGGATGATGTCACGTTGCTGTTCGCGCAGGTTTGTCATCTGCATGTTCTCAAATGATTGACCAAGCTCCGTCACTTGAATTGCTTTGTTGACAAAATGCGGCTTGAACGCCTGCCAGAAGCCTTGATGCGCCTGCAACCACTTCTCCTCCATGCGGGCCGTGTCTTCCCGCCGAAGCCCATCGGCTGAGACGATGATGTCGGGCCGGGCGCGATTCATGAAGAAGGACTTCAAATGTTTCGTGGTCCACTCGTCCAGCTCCAGCTCATCGCCAAGCGCCTTCGCCAAGCCGGTGCCGCGCCCGTAGGCGTCGAGCGGATCAGGATCAGCGAAGGAGATCACCTCCGTGACGGGAATCTCAAACATCTGCGCCCCGACAACGACTCGGAAGCTCGGCCTTTCGGTCGTCGGCAGTTCCAGCACTTCAGCGGGCGATAGCGGCCAAAGCGCCACGGGCGTGCCGAGCCGATCTCGCTCAACGAGCAAGAAAGCCTCTCCCACAAGGTCCAGATAGATTTGCGTAAGGCCCAGCACCTTGTCGCCTTCAAGCTTCGCATTGCCGTCGCGCAGCAAGTCCTTCAGTGGATGGTCGGTGATCTCGCGCAGCGTCCCTCGCTCACGCTCGGCCGCGATCAGCTTCTCCCGTCGCCAAGTCGGCGCGGCTTCAATGTCCTTTGATCTGTGCGGACGCCCCCGACGCTCCGTCGAAAACAGGAGCCATTCGATCTCACCGATCCCCGAGGCGATCTTCCCAGCGACAGCGCGCAGCCAAGGTGCCTGCGAGTAAGCTTGCAGCACCGCGCGCGTCCCCATCCGTGGCGGAATACCGCGCTGGGTCGGCCCCAGCAAGGCCGCGCCTGGTCCGCTTTCGGGCAGGGCGAGCGATTTCGTCTGCTTGATTCGTAACCTTGGAATAGAATTGCGCATAAAAACCTCAAATATCAATAATTAATGATAACATTCTGGTACGATATTGCAATTATCTTGACATTTGTTATCATAATATTGGCTTGAATGCATCTCATTTCGTAAACGCATTCAGTCATTATTGAATCTTTTACTTCCCCCGGCAATGTATTTGCCGGGGGATTTCTCGTTCGAGTTGTACTTTTGTGGCGATATGTTACCATTAAACTATGACAACGAAACGACTTAAAGTGCGCCCCAGCAAGCGCAAGAAGTCACTCAAACACGACGAACGACTTGAAGACAAGATCATGGCGATGGAGGGCGACCTTGGCGCGCGGCGACATGACTTTGGCATGATGCAGCAAGACGCGATGGAACAGCTTGCCCGCGTCGCGATACTGATTGAAGACTTTCAAGAAAAATATCTCGACCGTGGCGCCGGCCATCCGCGTGAACTCAACTCGCTCATAGCCAACTACCGGCGCCTTTACCGCGACGTGTTTGGCGACGCAAACAAACGCAAGCCGCCCCAACAAGAGGACGCCCCACGCTTAGAGGATTACGTTCCGCATTTAAAGGAAGTTAGTCATGAGACTTGATTGCGACAAAGAACATGATTTGCACCGCGCGATGCAGCACCGCGAGTTTGCCGAGCAAGAGCTACAGAAGCAGCACGCTGCATATCAGGACGCGCTGGCGCGCATGGCGAAGCTGGAAGACGAAGCCGCACAGTCGCTCGCCAACTCGCGCTACATGACCGGGCTGGATCGGCGCGCCGAGAACCTTGAAAAGCACGAGCGCAATCTCCGCATCGCACAGGAAGCCGTCAAGCGCGCTCATGAAGAGGAAAAGGAGACTCGGCGCAAGGTCAACAAGCGCATGCGCCGTCGCTTCACGAAGGAACACGAAAAGGCCGTCAAAGAACTCTATTTCGCGCTCCTCAATTGCGCGGCCAAGAATGGCAAGATTTTAAGACTTCAGCAGCAAGCCGCTGATGAATGGGGATTTGAACTTCCCCGATTTCACTGGCGGGAGCTTCTCGCAAACGGTCACGATTCAAAGCTCAATCGTTGGCTGACCGAGGCGCTTCACCAGTTTGATTTTGAATCGTCCCAAGAGGGAAATAATACGATGAGTGATTCAAATGACAAGGATGTCCAAGAAAGATCTTGATTCATATATTGCAGAGAGAATCAAAGAGTATTCGGAAGCTGACCGCGCCAACGGTTTCACTGGCGCGCTAAATAAGGCCGCAAGCGCCACAAGCAAGCGCGCCAGCGGTACGTCCGCAGCCGGTGCCATTGCCGCGCTGGTACGGGCAGGTGGCAATCTCTCCCAGGCAAAATCCTACGCCGACGAAAGATGGGGCAACGCCCATCCGGTATCCAAGGCTCTCGCAGCCAGCGACTTCACGGCAGGTGGCGCGATTCTGCCCGTGGATGTATCCACTGAAATCATCGAGCTTCTCCGGCCACAGTCAGCCGTCCGGCGCATGAATCCAAGGACAGTTGATCTGTCCAGTGGTCGCCTGGAAATCCCCCGGCTTGATGCTGGCGGCACAGCAAACTGGATTGGGGAGAATACAGACATCCCCAAGAGCGAACAGGCTTTTGGCAATGTCGTCCTTGACGCCAAGAAGCTGGCCGCACTGACACCTCTGTCCAACGACCTCATTCGTGATGCGCGGCAGGACGTGCTGGACGTCGTGCGCGATGATCTCGTGCGCACGCTCGCCACGGCTGAGGATGTCCAGTTCCTGACCGGCGACGGCACGGAGAACAAGCCGCAAGGCCTCCGCAATCTGGCGGATTCCAGCACGGTCAGCGCCAGCAACGGCACGAACGCGGCCAATATCGAAGCCGACTTCAAGCGCCTCATATCCGACCTGCGAACCAACGACATCCCGATGACCAATCCGTGGTTCGTCATGTCGGCGCGCAGTTTCCTGGCGCTCATCAATCTGCGCGATGGCACCAGTGGCGACCTCGTATTCCCGCAGCTTCGCGAGTCAGCGATTGGCGAGGGACAGGTCTTCGGCATTCCGGTGATTGTCTCCAATAACATCCCGGACAACTTGGGATCTGGCAATGATGAAAGCTTGGTGATGCTTGTCGATGCCGGTCAAGTTCTACTCGGACAGTCAGGCACGCTGGAAGTTCGCGTGAGCGACCAGGCGTCCTTCACCGATTCGGGCAGCAACGTCTCCAGCTTTGAGCGTGACCAATCGCTGGTCCGGGTCATCAGCCGGGTGGATTTGAACGTCCGGCATCCCAAGGCCATCGCGGTGAAGACAGCGGTGAAGTGGAGCTAATCCACTAACTTGGCGGCTGAGCGCGACGCCCTGACCGGCGATTCCTTGTATTATGTCCTCGCGCTCGCCGCCCTTTTTCCAGGAGTCATGATGTCCAAATACGATAGATCAATTATAGATACAGAACTCGCATCAATACTTCAATCGTGTGCGAGGCAGGCATGTCCGACACGCGATGGAGTATTCGCGGCTCTCCGGGTCGGCACTGTGCGCGCCCTGCACCAAGCATTGCATGAGCTTCCGCTCAAAGAATCAAGTGAATTCCTGGCGCTTGTCGGCCGCGCGCGCCGAGAACTGCAAGACATCAATTCGTCCAAGAAGGGGCAGACGGTTGAAGAGTTTCTTCATAAATGGCTGTCGATCTAGGACAAGTACGCTTCAGCGTAGGTGCTGACACAAAAGGGCTGGACCGTGCACTGCGCAAGTTACGCGAATTTGAAGACGCTGCGGAACGTGTGCAAACTTCCACGCGCAGTTTCACAGACAGTGTGCGGAATTCATCTCGCGCGACAACACGGCAAGCTTCCGAAACTGACCGCGCAGAACGTGCACTCCGGTCCTTTGACAGTTCTCTCGGTGGCGCGCGAAGAGCAAACGCGCAAATGGCGAATGCTCAAGACAAGCTGAATCGTGCACTCAAAGCCGGAGTGATCAATCAGGAACAATTCAATCAGCGGATGGCCGAAGCACGACAACGCTTCAGCCGAACGGAGGTCAAAGCGCGCGACCTTCGCAGTCAGATGCAACGGCTTGGCAGTGCGGCCACGAATGCTCAACGCGCGTTTGCAGCCCTGGCAGGCGTGCTCGCCGTCCGCCAGTTCGGCCGGTTCATTCAGGCTGCGCTGGGAGCCGCTGAATCCATCGCTGACGTTTCGGCTCAAGCGAACGTGACGGCGACAACGCTCCAGGCGCTCCGCCGCGCGTTTGACCAGAATGGCGGCTCGGCGGAAGAACTTGATCGCGCGTTGATCCGGTTTAACAAACGGATCGGCTTGGCCGCGCAAGGCAGTCGTGCAGCCTCTGAGGCGGTGGAACGGTTGGGCATCGAGCTTCGCGACTCCGACGACAACATGCGCGACACCGAGGACATCCTGCGCGACGTAATCGACACGATCGCCGGCCTTGAGGATAACGCCGAGCGTGCGGCGGTAGCGTCGCGCTTCTTCGGCGACAGAGTCGGCCCTCGGCTCGTGCCGCTTCTTCGGCAAGGCAGCGGTGCAGTTGACGATTTCACGCAACGTCTACGTGAAATGGGAACGTTGTTTGAAGACGATCTAGTCAATGCAGCCGGAGGCGCAAGCGCCGCGTTACGCCGGGTCACGCAGGATATTCAACAGGCATTCCAGATTGGTTTCTTGGAAGGATTCACAGAGACTACCGACGACTTGACAGAATCATTAGAAGAACTCGTGTCGGTGGCAAATGACGCAGGGACCGCCCTTGGCAATGTCACCCGATTCCTCGTAGAGAACCGTGCTGAAATCGCAGCCGCCGCCGCCGCCTTTGCGGCATTCCGGGTCGCAGGCGCAATCACGGCTGCACTTCCCGCAGGACCGCAGCTTAAAGCGCTGATAAATCTCCTCGCCGCCGCCGGTGCAGGTATCGCCGCGTTCCGTGCGGAAAGCGCCAAGGCGTCGGAGGCGATCAATGTTTTGGCAGGCGACCTGAATTTCCTCCAGAAAGAAGTATTGCCGGTTATTGAGAGTTCTGACTCGTTGGCCGAAGCACAACGACGTCTTGTAAAAGAAGCCAATATTCCTGCTGATGCCGCGCGCGCATTTTTAGGTAATTTTGAGAATATAGATGCTGCCGTACAGGGCGCGCGAGAAGGTATTGAAAAGCTAGAAAAACAACTGGACGATCTCGGTGGGGGCCTGAACATCGTTGCTGAATCTGGCGGCAATGCGGCGGATGGCATTGAAAGAATGGAGCAACAACTCGGCGGGCTGATACTACGATCCGAGCGAACAATCCCTGAAGTGGAACGCCTCCGCGATCAGGTGGAGCAGCAGCGGAATTTGATGCTCTCGGCCGGCGACGCCACGCAGGACACCAGTGCTGATCTCCGCGACTTCACGGCAGCAACAGAGACCGCCGCCGCTGGAACCCAAGTGATACTCAATCGCCTGAACGAACTTGGCGGTGGACCCACGGCAGGCGGGCTGGGCTTCATCGGTCCAACGATTGACGGTCTAAAACAGGCGCAGGAAGAGACGAACAAGTTGGACAATGAAATAAAAGATGCGGCCCAAGGCGGTACACGAGAGATGTCAGACTTCCAAAAGGAAGTGGTCGCCGCGTTTGATGAAGCGGAACGTGCGATTCAGCGGACGTTTGCCGATACGTTCAAAGATGTGCTCGACGGCAGCTTGGACAGCTTTGGCGCTTTTGCCGATGCAATTTTTGATATATGGAAATCAACGCTCGCGAATATTGCAGCCGCAGCCGCAACGCAAGCGTTTGTCACGCCTGTTTCAGCAGATGAGTTTGGAGGCGTGCTCGCATGAGTCTTTTCGCCGCCCATGTCGGCAAGATGGAAGCCCACGTGATCTGCGACACACTCGGTTACCGAGGCGACGGCAGCTTGTACGGGATTGCCCTGAAGGCCCGTCCGCTCTCGCCGCGCAACGCCGTGCTGGCGGGCTTGGGCGCGTATGCGCCTTATGACGCCATCGTCAATCGGCTGATGCAGGTGTTTGGCAACCTTGACGAACTGGCGGAAAACTTGCCGCGCATCGCCCGCGAGGAATGGTCCCGCTACTGGAATGCTGACCTTGCTGCGGCGGCTGAATATCTCGGCTATGCGAGAAGTGACCTTGATGTGGGCAAGCTGCAACTCGCCCTCGTTGGCTATTCATCTGCCGCTCAGCAATTTGTCGTCTATGCCTGCATGAACACGGGAGGCCAAGACTTCAATCTCATGCACTATCGGCCTCCACAATTCGTGACCGGGCCTCCCGTTGATTTGACGAGTATCAATGCCAAGAAGCCACGCCTACCAGAAGACCTTACAACTGTCGGCAAGCGACAGTATCAGCTTATCCAGGAGTCTGGTGTCGGTTGTGGCGGCGAACTCTTGCACTATCGCATTAAACGCCATTACTTGCAGACAAAGGTGATCCACGAATTTCCAAATTATCAGGAAGCAATGCAGGAGCTGAAAGAACATGAGTAATAACCGTGCAGAGGCGATGGTTTGCCGCTTTGTAAGTGAGGCTTGCCTCAAGAACGATCTATTCGGCACCGACATCTACAAGGCGGCGAGGAATAATGATTTTGCAGGTGTCAAGCGGGAATTCTACAACCTGCCCGCCCCTGATGGGCTGCGACTGCTGAAATACATTCAAAACCATTCAAGTGATGGTGCCGTCAAGGCTTTGATGTTCAAATATCTAGGGAAGGGTATGTAATGGCGATCACAATTAATTCTTCCGCATCAGATACCGATTTCACCACACTGGAAACGGTTAAAGAAGAACTCGGTATTTCTTCAACTGACGACGACAGTCTACTTGCTGATTTGATCATGCAGGCGGGCGACGAAATTCGCTACGAAACGGGCCGCAAGTTCGCCAAGGAAACCGTCACCGAGACGATCACCGGCGACGGCGGCACGCGCCTCGTGCTCGCGCGCGTACCGTTGAAGTCCATCGCATTTATTGAGGACGACGGGAGCAGCGTGGCAAGTACCAGCTATGAGATCGAGGACGCTGAGGCTGGATTTGTTTTTCGTGAAAATGGCTGGACCGATGGCCGTCAGATCGCTCGCGGGATCACGCATCAGCGCCCGACGCGGCACGGCAGCTTCAATATTGAGGTGAAATATACCGCAGGCTACGCCATGCCGGGCAGCACCGGACGTGATTTGCCGCACGACCTTGAGCGCGCGGCCGTGGATTTGGTGAAGCAGAGCTATCTCCGTCGTCGCGGTGATCCAAGCGCCACACAAGAGATCATCGGTGCCGCGCAGCTCCAGCGCGAGACCGGGAGGCCGGAGAGCGTGAATCGCACGCTTGTTCGCTGGGCACGCCTGGACTGATGGCCGAGAACCTGAACACACGCCAGGCGAAAGCCGAACCCGAGGACCGAAGCGCACCTGCCGAGCAGCCGGGCGGCAGAAATTCTCAAGCATCTACGCCTCCATGAGGGCAAAGATTCACGCGCAAAAATTCATAGTTTGATATCCAAAATTTTCATTGCGGACGCTGACTCAGTGGTGCCGCCTTTGAGGTCGCAACATGATGTTGCAAGCAAGGAGGAGGAGGACCACTCATGCTTACGACCCAAGGCAATCAAGAATTGCGCACTCGTGACTTCACGGTCGTGCAGGCGCATGCGGCAACGGGCGCCAAGGTGTCCACTGAGACGTCTGAGCTCGTCACACAGAGCGACAACGACACACCCCCGACCCAGCCTACGCAGAAGCCGAAAAATCGCCGCAAGAGCACTCAGAGCAAGAAGGCCGACACGACGAAGAGCCGCAACGCTGGCAAGGCTGACAAGGCGACCAAACCGCGCAAGGCCAGCACACAGCAAAAGGCCAGCACACAGCAAAAGGCTAAGACGCCACAGAAAGCCGAACCGAAAGACAGCGTGATCCGCGTGCTGGCGCAAGATAATCCCAAGCGCCCAGGCACGAAGGCCCACGAGGATTGGAAGCGGTATCGCGACGGTATGACCGTCGGCGAGTTCCTGGAGGCCGGAGGCGCACGCGCCGGCCTGAAGTGGGATGAAAGTAAGGGCTTCATCGCGGTTGAGCACGAGAACAAATCATGAATCGCCGCCCTCGCAGCCGGGACCGGGGATCAACCCTGGTCCTGGCACTGCGGTTGGCCTTCTGGGAGGGATGGCGCTCGCGTCCCTCATGCCGGAAGGAGCTGACTCAACTGGGTCTGACTCATCGTGACATCACGGACCTGCTGAACCGTCCACCCCACTTGCCCAAGCGGAGAATCCGCCATGAACGACAACCGTAAAGCCAATTTGACCGAGCACGTTCGTGATCTGCTGAAGCGGCGGATCGCAGAGGCGGACAGCGACGCGGCATTCCTCACGATGGATGGCTATCCAGACCTGGCGTGCCTGCGCATGGTCCAGGCTGAGCGCATCGCCGCCGAACTGCAACGGTATGACAATGGAGGGCAGTATCTCTATCCAGACTCGTAAGAAACGCGTGCAATGAACTGTAGCACTGGTAAGGTTAACCCTAGCCAAAGGAGTACACAGTGATGAAGTACATGATCGTGACAGCCGGTTTGCTTTTCGCTGCAAGCACGGTGCAAGCGCAAACCCTGTGTGAGAAGAGTCGTGAAGAAGTGAAGCAGGATGTGATGGAGCAAGCCTACGAGGACCACTATCCAGACATCGCAACGATTGAAATGCTGGTCGCGGATGCTTTAAGCAGTTACGACAAACTCTGCGGCGACGATAAGAATTAAAGAACCTCCTCAAACTTGGCGGGACAGAGCATCCCGCCACTTTTTTATTCTCACGTAGTAGATTATTATATAGATATATAACCGAGAGGAGTTTTTCACCATGTCACGTGTCGTATTTGGTACGACTGAAGATATTGCGGCAAATGAAGCAGCTCGCGCTCAAGATCACCTAACACCAGAACAGTTGGTGAAGAGACTTTGGACTACGGTCATGAAGGAAAACCTGCAACTGGCACTGGACAAGAAAAAGAAGCGGCCGGAAGAGAGAAATGCTGCCAAGCTTTGGATTGGCTCCGCTGACTTTAAGCTGGTCTGCGAACTCGCCGGGCTAGATGCTGACGCCGTCACACAACGCTGCCGCGACGGGAAGATTGATATTGACAGCCTAGCACACGCCGGTCGGGAAAAGCTCTATTGATGGCTTAGATCACGTTAATCAGCAACTATAAGCAAACCCGCTAGCTATGTGCTAGCGCGTACGGCACCTCTTGCACACCATAGCGCAGTTTTCTGCGGTTTTCCAGTCAGCGCCAAATTAACATTGCGTTAACGCACCGCGGAGGGCGTGGCGCGGGAGGGGGAAAGAGAGCCCGGCGCCCCTAAACCTCCGCCACCGCGGCGACCGGCGTCGCCACGCGCGCGGCCGGAAAGCGCACCGACACGACGGTCCCCTGCCCCGGCGCCGTGTCGATGATCAGGCGCGCGCCATGAAGCTCGGCCAGACGCTCGCACAGCGGCAGCCCGAGACCGGTGCCCTGATGCTTGCGCTGCAGGCCGCTGTCGATCTGGTGGAACGGCATCAACGCGCGGTCCACGTCTTCCGGCGCCATGCCCACGCCGTCGTCGGCCACGCGCAGGCTGAGGCCGTCGCCGTCGTAGGCGGCCTCCACCCGGACGGTGCCCTTGGGCGCGAATTTGACCGCGTTGGACAGCAGGTTGAGCAGGATCTGCTTCAGCCGCTGCACATCGACGCGGATGCGCGGCAGGTCGTCGGACACCTCGTTGCGCAGCGTCACCTTGGCGCGCGCCGCTCGCTCGCGCATCAGGCGCAGGGTGGCGGCAACGACGTCGCCGACGTCGACCCAGTCCTCTTCCAGCTCGATGCGCCCGGCTTCCACCTTCGAGATGTCCAGGATATCGGTGATGACGTCCAGAAGGTGTTGGCCGCTTTCCCGGATGTCGCGGGCGTACTCCTGATAAGGCCCGGGCAACGGCCCGGCGATGCTGGCCTCCATCACCTCGGCGAAGCCGATGATGGCGTTCAGCGGCGTGCGCAGCTCGTGGCTCATGGCGGCCAGGAACTCGCTCTTGGCGCGGTTGGCGATCTCCGCCGCCTCCTTGGCCTCGGTGAGCGCCGCCTGCGCCTCGCGGGCCTGGGTGATGTCGCGGATGAACAGGGGGAACATCATCCGCCCGTTCTGCTCGGCCACCGCCACCGCGACCTCGACGGGCAGCCGGAGGCCGCCGGCCAGCTCGAACTCGGTCTCGTGGCGCTGGGGCGCCAGCTCGGGGTCGTCCGAGAAGGCCTCCTCCCGGGCCGCCGCCAGCCAGGAGTCGAGCGCTTCCGACGCGCCCAGAACCTGCACCACGGGCTGGCCCTGGGCTTCGCGGTCGTGCAGGCCGAACAGCTCGTCGGCTTCCAGGTTCCAGTCGGCGATCCGGTAGCCCTCGTCGACCAGGACCACGGCGTCCGGCGCCGCCTCGATGACCGCCCGCGCCCGGTTTTCGGCCACGCGCGCGGCCTCGCGCGCCTGCACCGCGCTGGTGATGTCGCTGCTGGTCCCGCGATAGCCGAGAAAAGCCCCGGCGTGGTCGAAGATCGGCTTGCCCGTCGCACTGAACCAGCGCTGCCGGCCGGCGTCGTCGGTCAGCGTGAAGATGAAGCGGTGGAACGGCCGGCGCGCGCCGAGGTCGCGCAGGTGCTGGCGCCAGCGCGGATCGTCGAGCCGCGCATCGGCGATCTCCCAGCGGGTTCGGCCGATGAAGGTCTCCGGCGCGAAGCCGCCGATGCGGCGCACGTTGTCCGAGACGTAGGAATACGTGTGGGCCGGGTCGGTCTCCCAGACCCAGTCGTCGCCGACATCGGCGACGTCCTGAAAGCGCTGCTCCGCCTGCTCGATCTTGGCGCGCTGCTCGCTCAGCAGGCGGTACAGCGCGTAGCCCAGCACGCACACCGCCACAAAGCACACCACGAGCAGCAGCGCCGTGCCCGTCAGGGCGGCGCGGTAGGCCATCAGCGATTCCGCCAACCCCGCCGCGTCACCACTCAT